GCGTAGCTGTATCGCTGCCTTACTTAGCTTCGGCTTCATCGATCACACTCGGTGTGGATTGTTCCGCTTGTTGCTTGTCGTAAGCCTCTTTGGTCATTGAGTGCATTGACCCGTTTTCGTCTGTCCAGACTACACAATCAACGCCTTCTGTGTTTTTATAGTTTTCCATTTATAACTCACATCCTGTAAATAGAATCGAACCCGAAGCATTTGTTATTTGTAATTTTACTGGAGTGCTTGAGACTAAAGTAGGCGAACCTGCTGTAGTTGTCGCGTTGATTGAGAAAGTGTCAATTGATGAAGTATTCATCGTTAGTGCAGTTGGGCTTCCACCGCTAAAGCCTGTGTTATAGACAGTAAAATGTGAAACATTTGAAACTGTCATACCAGTTGGCGCGACTCTTGCAGTTACTGGAAGTTTTACAACATACTGACTACCAGTTGTTGAATAAGTAAATCCAAGTGCTTCATAACTCAATCCGCTAATTGCTGGCAAGTAACGCTGACAAGCGGCTAATTCTCCTTGGATTGTTCCTGCATAAGTGCGGAAAGGTAGGGCAACGCTGCCCACGTCAATCTGTACGCCTGTAATTTCAAAGAAATCGGCTGCTCCTGCAGTACCAGTTGGTGCAAAATTAAAATACACCGCCATTTCAGTCGTTGTTGTAGGAACTGTCGCGCTTGCAGTAAATCGTTGCCAAGTTGTTGTTAAAGTGGCAGTTGAAGAAATTGTGTTGGCTGAACCTGTGTATGTTCCGACAACGCTTTGATCTGTTCCTGTGCCTGTTACTAAATAAAAAGGCAACGCATTAGAGGTTGCAGAATAATTTGCACCTCTGCGAGCATAAAACGACAATGTGACAGTTTTCCCTGCATACGGTATTGAATTGATTGTCTCAAAAGATTGTGTGAATGGAATTGCTGTTGTATCACTACTTCCATTTGCTCTTTGAACTCTCGCGCAATACTGAATAAATGGCAAATTAGTTGTATCGCCAGTTGCTTGACGTGAAGCGCTTGCTTGACCACCAGCATATAGATTCCAGCGGTCTGCTGCGTATACACCACCACCAGCACCAGTGATACTTGTCCCTCGTTGCCAGATTTGAAATGCTGAGTTTAGAACTGGGTTGCCCTGGATTGTTCCAGCGGTATAGCGCAATCCTGTTGAAGTGGAACTATCTGCTACGAGCGTTTCGCCGTTCGCCCCTACTGCTAGGCGAGCTACTGTGTCGGCAGCTGTGCCAGCAATTAAATCGCCCTTTGCATCTACAATAGTTGCAGGAATACCAGAAGCATCTGCGACCCACTTAAAGTCCATATCTGTATTACTGTTTTTAGCAAGGACTTGGTTAGTAGTGCCACCCTTGAGATCTAACAGGGAAGCATCAATAGCATCGCCTAGACCCTCGATGGCAGTTGCGCCATCCTTGACTAGGTCGGTACTGGTCGGTACAGGCCAGCCGAAGTTAGGTGTTGTGGTTGCCATTAGGTTAGAGCTCCGATCGCTTTAGACCACTGTAGTGTACCATTTACGCCACTCCAGATGGTGTTAGTTGGAAGTACTGTTGCCCATGTCGGGGCTATAAGTGAAAAGTCTGTAGGCGACACATAGATTGTCATATCCACAAAGGTTGGGGTGGCTCTGATTGAAATGCCCTCTACAAAGCCTGAGAAGTACCCCTCGAACATGTTGAAGGGTAGGTTAGTAATAACTACTGGCTCGCCAAAGAATAGGTTGATTAGGTCATCTCTAAGCGCATCTGGCATAAGAGGATTGTCAAGTCTGAAAGTAATCTGATCTAGCTGTGTTCTAGGTGTTGCGCGTAGGGCTATATCGCGCTCGATGATGTCCTCAATGTCTGCCAGAAAGCGGATGTTCGAGTCGAATGTCCTTTGGTAGCGACCATAGGTCGTAATAGAAGCATCATCTGTAGCTGAGTATGTGCTGCCATAGTCATTGCCATAGCGCACGATCTCGCTATTGCGAATCTTGCCAATCTGTAGGATTGACTTCACGCTGGCAGGGGAAGCGTAGTTGCCATCTAATTGGGTTGAGCCATTAGTTGCTAAATAGTTACTTCTATGATCCGCATCGGCATAGGCTATGCGCCCCTGCTTGTCCTCGTAGAGGTTTCCGAGTGCGCTGTCTGCAATCTGTTGAACTAAAGTCTGGGTGTTGCGATCTGCTGCTGAAAGATTATCCATCTGATAAAGACCAGTATCGATCTCACCCAATCCCACATTCTCAGCATTAGCCCATGTGGTAGTTGGATCGTAATCTTCCCATTGCAGGGCAGATGCTACTTCATTCCATTCATTGACTAACAGATCTTGCAGGATAATGGCTATCTGTTCGCCATCAAGTCCATGAGCTACAGAATCTGTGTATATGGCTTTAGGCAGTTTAGCCAGAGCACCGACTGCAAGGATTGTGCCTAATGTGACAAAGCCTGTTTCTTCTGGACTTCTAACTGAAGTGGAAAAGTCTGAGACTGTGCCACCGAATACGACAACATAATCTCCATCGCTGTCTTTAAGCTCTAAAGTCAGAGAATCTGTTACATCGATGTCAAAGAGTGCATTGGTAGAGTTGATGATGTCCATGCGGGCATAACCTGCTTGGCATTGGCGATCGATGTCGATGCGCCCTGTAGTGAGATTAACCCCAGTTACATTGGTATAAACAGTCGTGCCGACTGTGATGCGCCATTCTGGAAGCCATGTCATACTGCAAGAAGTCCTGTGGAACTAGTGCCTCGCTGGTAAGACTGACGGACTACATCTTCCACGGCTCTAGCAATAGCCTCTGGATCACCGATACCAGCCTGAATTGTGATGTTATAAGAATTAGCAGCTTGTGCTGCATAGCGTGAGCCACTTACTGCGCCAGATACTCCTGCTCCACCCGCTAAACCTTGCAACAAAGATGATCTAGCAATGCTTTCTAGATCAACAGTGGTCGCCATCGATCCAGCAGCCGAAGCGTTCTGCATATCTAACAGATCAGCAAAAGCATTGGCACGCGCTGATGCTGCTTCTGCATATTCCAGAATTGCCCCGATAGATCCACCTGCTGTGGAAATTGGTGCGATGTAATCTCCTGCTGGAATACCAGAGCCTAAAGTTGCGCTGGTTGGTAATGATGCTTTAGCTTGAGTATTAGCCTGGGCAAGTAGTCTAAGCATTTCTTGAATACTAGCCAAAGCCTTGTCTAAGTTGCTTTGATTGATTAGATCAACAGGCTTAAGGCTATCAAGGATTGACTTGATGTCTGCAAGTTTTACATTCTGAGCAGTCAAAGCACTAAAGATTTTAAGATCTTCATTAAGTCTCTTGGTTGCAGCAACGATGGCTGCTTCATCCTTAGAAGCAATAGCATCTTCTAAATCCGAGATTGACTTCTTGATGTTTAGACGAGCAGTATCATTGGCAATCTGTAGAAGTTGCGCTTGGCTAGTTGCCTTGCCTAATTGCTCGGCTTGGTTAGTAAGAGCTGCTGCAACTTGGATCTTATCCATGTCAAAGACTTCTTCACCTTTAAGAAGGGCAAGATTAGCCTTGTCGATCGCAGCCTTTAATCGTGCAGCCTTTAATGCTTTTGTTTCTTCTGCTGTTAATTTAGTTTTAGTCTTAAGGGTGCGAGCAGCATAGATAGATTGAAGTCTGGCTAGATCTGCCAATCCTTGAGCATTGATACCGCTCTGTCCACTAGTTGATGCTCTACCAGCTGCATTTAATGCAGAAATGTAAGCACCAAGAATAGGGATCATTTGGATGTCTAAGAATCCAACCCCCGGCAATCCTTTAAGTTTTTCAATCATTACACCGATACCACGAATGACATCTGCCGTGTAGATAGCAACATCTTGCATAGAACTTGCAAGGTTATCAACGGAATCTTGATCGCCTAAACCTTTAAGGGCATCGATTAAACCTGTACCGATGATCTCAGAAGCGTTGGCAGCAGCAACGCCTAACTTATCGATTGAACCTTGAAAAGTATTAGCAGATTCTGTTGCTGCTCCCTTAAATGTTCCTTCAAGCTGGGAGATAATATCCTCGAACTTGCCAGCCTTGAGATCTGCCTTTGATATGCCTACACCTAATCGAGATAACGCAGCATTGTTCCCCAGGTATGCACGACTTAACGCTCCTGTAACAGATGCTAAATCTTTACCAGTTGCAGCACTTATATCTAACGATAGATTGAGAAGTCTTTGTGCTTCATTAGTATTCTGTGTCGCGACCGCTAGTGTCTGATAAGCAGGGCGCAACTTGTCATCAAGAATGCCGAACTCAGTCTGAAGTCTCTGAATGTAATCCTCAGAAGATGCGGCATCTCGCCCTAAACCAACATTCTTAAGAGCTAGGGCTAACTGCTTTTGAGCCTTCTCATCTTCTGCTGCTGCTTTAACGGCAGCCTTACCATAAGCCAGAACCGCTGTTGCACTAAATGCTAAACCAAAAGCACCTGCAAGTTTTTTAACATTCTTGGTGAGTTTATCCGTTGATGAATCTGCTTGCTTAAAGGCTTTATTGCCTGTGAACTCCGCAGCAATGTCAATCATTACATTAGCCATGATTAGCCTCTCGCTCTTGCATTAAGTTTATCTGCTGCGTTTTTAATAGCTGCCAATACTGCTTCTCTAGCCTTGCCATTGTTTTCTTCATAGGCACGGAACAAAGCGCGACCTTCCATCTTCTGATCGCCCTTCATCTGGGAGCTGTACTTGCCTTGCTGATTCTGTACAAATCGGCTTTGTGGAGTCTTACGCCCCATAGTTTCATAGATCGCTCCAGCAGCACTCTTATTGAATACGCGAGCAAGAGATCTAAAGCCTCTGCGATTAGGCTTGGAAGGTGTGGTCTTATAACCAATGCCACCCTTTACAATTCGAGCGTTATAAACAGGAAAGCGCGCATCTGAACCTTCACGCGCTAACCATCCGCTCAACACTTGACCATCATCTGGCAGATAGCCCTTAGCAGCCTTTGTAATAGGCTTTAGAGCTGCTGCAACCTCTTTGGGTAATGCTTTGGCAAGATCAGGACTGAAAGCGCGTAGAGACTTTCTAAGAGCGATTCCGCCCTTTACGCTTGCTGGCATCGCTCACCTCTTTCGCTTCATCCTTAAGCCCTTGCACTAATGCATCGAGCATGGTCTTGTCTAAATCTAGTAACTGCTGTGGCGCGATTCCCAATCTAATGCTTAGCCTAGCGATTAGATAGGTGAACGGAAGATCGCGC